CCAGCCGTGGACAGAAGGGCGATAAGCGATCCTGTTTAGATCATGCGAAATCACGCACCTACATGCATTCTGCTGCAGCATCAAAAAAGCCACCGTAACGGTGGCTTAGTCGCAGCTCTGAAACTTCCAGGCGATCATTCTGCCTGGCAGTAAATAGCGTCTTGGTAAAATGAGGTGTCAATCGAACCGGCCATGTCACTGATCATCGACAGTGCCATTTTCAATTCATCTTCCTTGCAGTGTGCGATGAGTGATACGTCGGCTACAAATTGGATTCTGGCAACGGTCTCGCTCAGATTATCGATGTCCATCAGCTAATTAACTCCTTATCAATAAATTACACTGTATGTATAAACAGTGTCATGGCGTTAAGAAATCGTAAACCATCGTATGGCTCGGATTTGTCCGACCAATGGATTATTGAACATTAATGCTTTTTCGATGCTGAGCGGCCAATACCTCAAACCGCTGCAGGGCTGTTGAAGGTTTTCTACGCTCAACGAAAAGATGGCCGCTTGTTCCACTCCAGAATATTTGCGTGCCAACTTTGAGCTTGTGCCCCATCATCATGCGTGTAACTTCGCCTTCGGAAAGGGTAAGACGTGAGACATCATAAAAACTGTCTTTGAGCTGCTTACGTTGATCGCGATATTTATCAGAAAACGGCGCCTGTCGTTTTTTTCGCGGTTTTGCAGGCGTGCTTTCATGCAATCTTTTCAAAATACGTCTTCTCTCGGCACGGGTCGGCGAGCGCGTGAAGTCTATAGGGGGATCATCATCCGGCGGGGCCGTACAGTTATTGACAGAACTCCAAGAGGACGCGGACGCGCCCTTAACGTCAAAGGCCAAATCAACGGCACGCTTCGGCACAATCGTCCATTGCGTCAATCTGGTTAGAATCGGCGTATCTGTGCCAGCGTCTGTTGCATACACGCCTTTGATGCGCATGGTTTCCTCCCCATAGGCATTTAGGTCTTCACTCGGTTGATACCATGTACGTACGGCCAGTTCATCACGACGAACAAATGCGCCGCCTTGTGCGTTAACGTAGCCAGCCCAATCGCCAGCATCTGCTGCGTCATGTGCAGCAGCGAACTCGATGCTGAGTCCGTGCGCGGTTTCGCTGTCTGCCATGCGGCGTAACTCGCGATAGACAGTAACCGGTGCGCCGCCAATGAACTGGAACTGGCGAATGTGCCAACGCGCCGCCCATGCTGAAACGGCTGAGGCAGTTTCTTTAAGCTCTTTGCCGCTCTCGTCGTCCAGCTCGCCGTCGAGCGCATAGCCATCGATATTTTTTGAGATGTATTTCGCCACATAACCGGTGGCGCTGCCTTTATCGGGATCGATAGCTTCCGCATGGAAGCGCGCTCTACGTGCCTTTTCGGTGGTTAGTTCAGTGCCATCTTCGCGCCATGCATAGTCGCTAATCACCTCACGCACGCGATCAACATTTTCAGGCAGCATAAACATCAGCATGTGCCAATGTGGAGTTGCATCGTGATGGGGTTCGGCAACACGGATACCAAAGATGCGGATCTCTTCGCGATGCAGCTTGGCGCGAATTTTCTGCCACACGTTGCACAGATAACGCTGCGTGTCTGCCGGGCTGGCACCATTCCACTTGCGGTTACGATGACCGGTCTTGATAGTGGCGTGATAACGAGAAGGCGCGGTGACGGTGTAGAACTCGCCAACAAAGCCCATCTCGTTGCAGATGTTTTCAAAGCCGCGAATGCGATTCATCATCTCGCAGCGCTTAATGGCGGGATTCGACACGCTGGAATCAAACTTGTCGATTAAGCTGATCCTCTCGCCGGTTTCTTCATTCTCCAGCTCAAGCCCTTTAAGAAACTCACGCGTGCGGCGCTTTTGCTCACGCCATTCCGACACGGTCATATTGCTGGCATAGGGTGTGTGTTTCTTGCTGAAGTTAGCGAGAGCGATTTGCAGATGTTCACGCCATGACGCCGCGATACGACGCAGGCGACTTTTCCACCATTTCTCGGTTTGCATGCGCATGATCGCGGGGGTGACTTCTTCCGGATCGAATAGGCGTGATGTAACTTTTTCCCACAATGGCGGTGTTTGATTGAATTCGCGAGTGATGGTAGCTGCGGTCATGTAAATGCGGTGCGTGTATTTATAATCTGATTCGTTGTCAGATTGAGTATGCGCCTGCACCAGTTCAGCCAGGGCAAAGTTGGCAATGTCGCCAGCTAGCAAATCAACATCGGCGCGAGCCATATCCGGCAAGCGGTTAAAACGACGCATTAACTCCCATAGCGCGCCGCACACTCTCGCCGCGCCGATCTCCTTTGCGGCATTTTCTGTCAGTAAATTAAACGTGCCGGCCTTCATTTCGTCGAGCCGATATTTTGCATTCACACATTCGACGCGTGACAATGTGCGCTCAACAAAAGTCTTTGTTAAGTACGCATTGGCACGGGCAATGCCCTGTGATTTTTCCAGTTCGGCGACGCGCCGCCTGACATCGAGCTGAATCAGCGTTGGCTGCTGAGCGAGTAACTGCTCAGCATGCGCCAAAGCCGCAATCAATTGATCGCGGCTTTGCAGTTCCATATAAGTAGGATAGGGGCTGGCAATGGCTTCCCGTGGAGCATTCCACGGGTAAGCATAATTCTCTGTCATCAGGCTTTGGCCTGCAGATGTTTTCCGCGCTGCTCTTCAATCTCCTGACAAGAAACGCAGCGAGTAACGCCAAGATAGGCTCGCCGACGCGATTCAGGAATTGGGGCGTCGCAGTCTTCGCAGAAAGAAGCGCTAATCCCAGGGGCACGGTTAACGATGAGCGCGATGTTACGTTCGAGCATTTCCTCAGTGCGCTGCTGCACAATATCCATTGAGTCGGCCATTAGTGCGCCTCCGCAATTTGTGTTTGCAGTTTTTCAACTTCTTGCTGTAACAACTCAGCAGCCTCAACACATGACATTTCCTCACGGCGAATAGTCCAGGCAAGCACATTGAGGCGTGAGATCATTAATTCTGCTCGGTTGCGACGTTCCTCTTTTCGCGCGTCATTGAGCATCATGTCGAGTTCGATGTACGACTCAGATTGTGTGGCTTCCAATAATTTATGTTGCATGTAATTTCCTGTTTTTGGGCAAAGTGAATCCCGGCGGGTTTACGCCAGTTAGTTGCATTGGGTTATTTAGTTAGAAAGCGTCATTCGCTTGGGGAATAAACTCACGACAGCTTTTAATTGGTTCATTGCACGTATGACGGCGTTTTTTTCATCGGTGCTTAATTCGCTAAAATCGGCGCTGTGTCGGTCTTTGCCAATATTTGCCAGGAAAAAGATGGCGCTCAGCGCGCGCTTATTGTCCTGATAGTTGCTGTCTCTTACATCACGCATTGAGTCAAAGAATCGCGATAAATCCTTTTCACTGTCGCCGCCTTCAAATTGCGAGCGCAACAAGGCGACGTGGTTGAGTGCCGCGACACGTTGACCGGCGCTCAGCTCGACAAGCATTGAATCGCCTTCGATAGCCATGATTTGCCTCTCTTGGGTGTTGCTTGAGTTCGTGGTGCGCTTGAAACCTCTTTAACCGGATGCCAGCGCTTACCGTTATCACCTAAAATCCAGCCATGTCCGTAAGACATTGATGGGCTGCGTCTTTTGAGCTGTGCAGCAAATGAAATCATGACTGCACCTCAGACCACGCCAAATGACGCGCCAAGACCGCTGATCGCATCGACAGTTGAAGACAAAGCCGGGTTAGCCTGTATGCGCGCTTGAACGGCTAGTGCGGCGAGGGTTAAACAACGAATACCGCTGTTAACGTTCTGCAGCAGGCTACGTTTGCAGCTAGCGCTCAATTGCTCAGTGGAGATCGCGCCAGCCGCTAACTGACCAACCTCAGCGGTGGCTTTCATCACATAGAGCGGCAGTTTGTCATTGGCAACTTCGTTGACCGGGACGCATGGCAAGCACTGGATTTGCGCAAGTAAGCCATCAATGAGCGTCGCGTCTTCGGTGACATCGGTAAGCCCAACACTTCTTGTACGGTGAGCTGATGAGGCTGATCGGGATTCAGCTTGTTACGCAGCGTTTGTGCTCGTATGCCTGCCTGCTGCGCGACGTCTTCCATGTTGTGCGTTAGCGCGAACTTGCGGCATGCATCGTCGTAATAGTTATGGGTAGAAACTTTGAAATCAAACATAGTCAAATTCCTCACTGCCGAACACAATCATTGGCAAAGTTGAATGTTAACGTGACTGAAAGTTAGCTTCTTTCGTTAGAGCGATCATGTTGATGAGCACTTTTTCCATCTTGCGAGCTTTTGACCTGATTGGTAGGCGACCATCTTTCACCATCAGGCGGCAGGTTTCGTAAGGTATACCGGTCACTTTTGCGAATTCCGGCAGCGACAAATAAGGACTGCTCAAGGTAATTGAAAGTGGAGCATTCATCGTGCATCCTTGTTCGTTAAGGTAAATGCGGGTAATTGCGTTCGCTGGTTCAATATTGACTACGTTACATTTCAAATTTGAATCAGTCAACGTTGACATGGTGGAAAAGTTGAATGGAATTTTCAGGCGGGCAAGCTTTAGTTGATAGGTTATTGAAAGCCTACGGTTTTTCCACGCAGAGAGAGTTAGTCGAAAAGATTGGTGTTGGTCATGGCACGGTTAGTACATGGATTCGCCGTGAATACTTTGCCGGTGAAGCCGTAGTGCAATGCGCCTTAGATACTGGAGTTTCACTTGAATGGCTTGCCACGGGAAAAGGTGAGCATGCAATCGCTGCTGTTCGCGAAAGTGAACAACAGCCTTCTAAAGTTGAAAGCCTGCCATTCAGTTCTATCGATTCTGGACATCTGCAGCTGCGGGAGCCGGTTTCAATTCAAGCTTCTTTGCTGCCTTCAGGTCACAAAAAAGTTGAAGTCATTCAGGTGCCGGAAGTCAGCACGTTCTATTTGGTCGATAAAGATTTTGCCAAACCTACCGATGGAATATGGATCACTCAGCGCGCTGATGTTGTGCGATGCGAAACGTTACAGAGAACGCCGGGCAATCACTGGCGTATCGAAGGTGTGGATTGGCCTGTTAATGAAGTTAAATTAATCGCGAAGGTTATAGGAAGTATCAAACATAAAATGTAATTGGGGATGCTATAGATAGAAAAATAGACTACCTAATTATTGGAACTTTGAGTTTAAGAGATTGGCCCAGCATTCTGCTTGATGCTCCTTATGTGGTCATGTTTAAAAGCCAGAAATCAAACATTGACCACTGTTTTTATATACAGTAAAAAGTCCTCATTTGTTTTTTGAGGAAACTGTATGTCTGTTAGAAAAGCCGAAAACGGAAAGTGGGTTTGTGATTTTTACTCGGCGGGCAGAGGAAGCAAGCGAATTCGCAAAAGCTTTGCAACTCGCGGCGAGGCTTTACGTTACGAGCGAGAGCAGCTGGCTAAAAGCAGCGAATCCAGCGTAAACACGATTCAGACGGAAGCCCGCGCGGTTCGCCTTAGTGAGTTAGTTAATGATTGGTATGAATTACATGGAAGGTCTTTAACCGATGGCGATGCAAGGCTGCAAAAATTGAAATCACTCTGTCATAACTTGGGTGATCCAGATGCTTTCACACTTAACCAAGAAATGTTTGCGGGCTATCGTAAGCAGCGGTTGGCGGGGGACTTCACCGCTAATCCAAAGCATGGCATCAAGAAACTACCGAAAGAAGCCACAGTAAACCGTGAACACGCTTACTTACGTGCAGTGTTCAATGAACTAAAAAGGCTGGGACGTTGGAAAGGCGATAATCCACTCGATGGTGTGCGGCTCTTTCGCGAGAGTGAAAACGAACTGTCATTCTTATACGAGGAGGATATTAAAAGATTACTCCATGAATGTGACGCATCATCAAATAAAGATCTTGGCATTATTGTACGTATTTGCCTCGCAACCGGTGCTCGCTGGAGTGAAGCCGAGCAGTTGAGGCAATCTCAAGTTATGCCATTTCGAATTACCTATACCAATACGAAAAGTAAAAAGAATCGCACTATTCCAATATCAAAAGAACTCCATGCATTAATCCCCAAAAGTCGTGGTCGACTATTTGACAATGCTTATGATGCTTTCGGGTTTGCGATTGAAAGGGCGAACATAGAATTACCAGACGGCCAACGCACCCATGTTCTGAGACATACGTTTGCAAGTCACTTCATGATGAATGGTGGAAATATACTGGTGTTGCAACAAATACTAGGACACTCAACCATTCAAATGACGATGCGGTATAGCCACTTTTCACCAGAACATTTAG